AGCCTGAAAAAGATAAACCTTGCGCCGGAATCCACGGTTGAAGAGGTTTTGCAGAATGTCGCAATGATTATTTCAACGCCGAAATTCTCTGTCCCCCTTGATCGGAATTTCGGGCTTGCACAACGGTTCATAGACAAGCCGATTCAGACGGCCCAGCCGGTCCTGATTTCGGAGGTTTTAGACGCTATCGAGGAATACGAACCGCGGGCGGAGGTTGAAAACGTGTCGTTCGTGCAGGGGGGCAGGCCGGGCGCGCTGATTCCGGTTGTGGAGGTGAACATACTTGACGGAGAACGTTAGACAATACCCGAATATTTCCTTTGTAGATACAGACACAGAAACGCTTGTAAACGCCTTGATTCGCTCTTATGAGCGGTTCACCGGGCGGACCCTATACCCGGCGGACCCGACGCGGCTTTTTCTCTTGTGGATTGCCGACATTATCATTCAAGAGCGGGTGAACATCGACTTTTCGGCAAAACAGAATTTGCCCCGATATGCAGAGGGGGAATATTTGGATTCGTTAGCCGAAATCTTCAAAGATACATACCGGCTGGAGCCGGAAGCGGCGCGCACAACGATTCGGTTTACCCTGTCAATGAAGCTGGACGCGGCAACCATCATTCCGGCGGGAACCCGCGTGACAGCGGGGGAAGAAATCATTTTTTCCACGTTGGACGTGCTGACGATTCCTGCGGGAGAACTGACCGGCGACATTGCGGCGGAATGCCTGACCGTCGGAGAGATCGGAAACGGATTTGTTCCGGGGCAGATTTCAAAGCTGGTTGACATTTTCCCGTATTTCGAGCGGGTGGAGAATATCACCGAGAGCGCGGGCGGAGCCGACAGGGAGAGCGACGCGGCCTTTTATGAGCGAATGCGGGAGAGCATGGAAACATTTTCGACCGCCGGGCCGCTGGGAGCGTATGAGTATTACGCAAAAACAGCGTCGGCGGCGATTGCGGACGCAAAAGCAATCGGGCCGGAAGAGGAACCCGGCGTTGTCGATATACGAATTCTTATGCAGGGCGGAGAATTGCCGACGCAAGAGGATTTGAACCGGGTTCTTGAAACCCTGACCGCGGAGCGGGTGCGACCGTTGACGGACCTTGTGCGTGTCGGTGCGCCCGAAATCGTCCCGTTCGATATTGACTTGACCTATTACATTCCAAAACCGAACGCGTCCGGCGCGGCGAAAATTTCACAGGACGTTGAAAGCGCAGTTGAAAAATACAAGCGGTGGCAAATGGAACGAATGGGGCGGGATATTAACCCGTCGCATTTGATTTCGCTGGTCATGGCGGCGGGGGCAAAGCGGGTTGACGTGCGTTCCCCCGTGTTTACCGTGGTGGAGGAATCAGCCGTTGCACAGGTTGAGGAAATAGCGGTTTTGAACGGGGGAATTGAAAATGAATGATAACGACATTTATTCCGTTGATTTCACCCGTTCGCTTCCGCCGCCGTTGAAAAATGACCCGGAAATGAACGCGCTGGGCCGGGTCATTGCGGAGCAATTACAGATCACCGCCCGGCAAATCCGGCAAAATATCATTTACGCCCGGATTGACGAACTGGACGAACAGACCCTTGATATTTTGGCCTACGACTTGCACGTTGACTGGTACGACTACACACACCCGATTGCGGCAAAGCGGGCAGTTATCAAAGACAGCGTGCGGGTCCATAAGCGGCTGGGGACGCTGTATGCAGTAAAGACCGCGCTGGGGAGCGTGTACCCGGAAAGCGAAATTGAAGAGTGGTTCGACTACGGGGGAGAACATCACAGGTTCAGGGTGGTTCTTGACGTGACGCATTCCCGCGCGCCCGCGGACTATGTTTCCATAAAAAAGGCGGTTCATTTCTATAAAAGATTGAGCGCGCAAATGGAAAACATGATCTATCAATGCCGGGTTGACGTTCAGATTTTGACCGATTCGGACAAGTACCAGCATTTAGCGGGGTACAGCGGGCGCAGGCTTGCCGGTACATACCCACAGCGGAACACGCTTGCGGCGCTGATCGACGCGGGCGTTGCCGTCATGCCGGACGGCGGCGGGGTTCGTTTCGTAAGCCCGGCGGCGGGTACAAGGCCACAGCGGGAAACAATCGCCGCCCTACGTGAAAGCGTGATTCAGGCCAGCGGCAAAGGGGAGAAATTTTCTTTCAAGGCAACGGCGACCGGGAAAAACCGGGCGGGAGAAGTGCCGGACAGATCAACGGGCGGAGCGGTCCAGCGGGCGCAGATTGCCGCGCAAATCGCCGCGGACGCTTACACCTACGAAAGCCCGGAAGCGGGCGTGAAGCCGTACAGGAACGCCACAGCGGGCATTATTGCCGCGGAGGTAGAAACACACCCGGCGGCGGACGCATACCCGTTCATAAGCCCGGCGGCAGGCACAAAGCCACAGCGGGAAGTAGCCGCCGCCCTACGCGAAAGCGTGATTCAGGCCAGCGGCGAGGGGGTGCAATTCTCTTTCAAGGCAACGGCGACCGGAAAAAGCAGGGCGGGCGTACAGCCTGAAAAAAGCACCACGGCGGAGGGGAAAAAAGGCGGTATCATTCCAGAGGTAACGGGGGCGGCGTACACTTACCGCGTGAAGCGGTGCGGAACCGACCGTTGCAAAGATAGGTAAAAGGAGCGTGAAACAATGGCAATTTTGACAGCGGAAGCGCTGGAGGGGTTCAAGCAGTACACGAACCGAACGATTGCGTATGCGCGGTACAAAATCGGCGGGACCTACACGCGGGTGGAGATCAGCCGCCGCGAACGCCTGAAAGACGGGCGGGTTGCCGTGTACTTCCCGATTGACGCGCTGGGGCAAACCGACGTGACAATTTCGGAAGTACAGTTGTTCGATACGAACAACGATTTGTGGGCCGCGAAAGCGGAAAATATTTTAGTGCGCGGCGTGCAAGAGGGCGTTTTGTACCGCTTCACGTTCGACTTTAAGGAGGTGTAAAAAGTGGCATACAATCGGACTATTTGGCAAGACCACGTAACGGAATTTTCCGACCGGTTCATTGAAACCGACAACGGCGACGGCACGATTTCCCATGAACCCGTTGAGGGGGAAGTGATTCAGCAGGGGACCCCGCAGAACGCACGAAACTTTAATACGCTGGAAGAGGGCACTTTTTCGGCGGAAGTGCTGGGCATGGAAGCGGCGCGGGTTCTCTTGCTTCATCAAAGGGCGTTGAACGGGCTTGCGAGTGAATCCGGGGAAATTACCCTGACAAATTCGCAGAAATACCCGTTCAACAATTCCGTCGCGTCCGTCGCCCTGAAACAGCGCATGGAAACGACCGCGTACACCGTGGAAACGGACGTACTTTCCGCGACCGGCGAAGTGGGGCGCATTGTCATTTCCGACAAGCAGTTAAACGGGTTCAAAATTTCCTACACAGGAAGCGCGAAAACGGCAAAAATCAAATTCTTTGTGAAAGGCGGGTTGTTCTAACATGGCGAACGTCATTATCAAAGACGACGCGCGGCGGGCGCACGAAGCTTTTGTGCTGGGGTCCTTTAAGAGCGGCGGCGCGGCGGTATCGTCCGGCGACCGGGAAGCGGCGGAGTGTATCGCCGCCCGGAGCCGGGAAGCATACGCGGAAATGAAAAGAATGGAGGAAAAGCGGAAATGAAGATCATCGAAAAGAACGAGGGGGCAAAAATCCCCTATGAGGTCAAGGGCGACAAGATCGTTTTCAATGACGATGAATTGACCCTGAATCTTGCCCGCTATGAGCGGGACGACGCAAACCATATTGACATTTGCCGGGACAAAATGGGAAACCTTGTTTCCGGCGTGATTCCGGGCGTGGCGGAAACCTACGTTGCACAAATCGACATTCCCCCGCGGGCTTACGAGGTCCGGGAGATCGAGGGCGCGGCGGAGGAAGCGCAGGCGGACAGCGAGGAAGCAGGCGGCGCGCCGGGCGGTATGATGGACCGCCAGACAACGGAGCGGGTGGCAATTCCGTTCGACGTTGAGAAATGCACGTTGACCCTTTGGGCGCTGAATTAAACGGGAGGTAAAACAGCTATGACAAACTTTGACGATCTGAAATTAGCGGTTCAGGCAATCAGCGGCGGGCGAAATACTGTCCTTTTGGACGATATGGGTATGCCGTCTATCATGGTCCCCTTTCCGAAACTGACCTATGCCGACATTATGACCGGCGGCACACAGGACCCCTTGCCCGCGTTCCTTGTGGACGGTCACGAAATCCCCGTGATCTACGAAAGCAAGTATCAGAACATCGTGGTAAACGACCGGGCCTATTCTCTTCCCTTTGAGGACCCCCGCGTTTATATCACGTTCGATCAGGCTTTGCAAATGTGCCGGAACAAGGGCGACGGCTGGCATTTGCATTCTAACGCGTTGTGGGCCGCAATTCAAAGCTGGTGCTACAAGAACAAGACCGTTCCCCACGGCAACGGGAATTTCGGAAAGGATTACAGCAACCCGCACGAACACGGCGTTGTTACATACCGCTACACCGACGGCGGAACCACGCGGGACGGCAGAACCGCGACGGGAAGCGGCCCGGTGACGTGGTATCACAATTACGATTCTTCCGGCATTGCCGATCTTTGCGGCAATATTTGGGAGTGGGTGGCCGGTTTGCGTATGGTGAACGGCGAAATTCAGATTATCCCTTACGGCAACAGCATGAAAGCCGATTGCAATATGAGCGCGACCAGCACCGAATGGAAAGCGATCATGCCGAACGGAACGCTGGTTGCGCCGGGAACCGCCGGAACCCTGAAATATGACGGCGAAACCGCGACCGGCGCGCCGCGTATCAATACGGCGGTGGAATTCAAGCCCGGAACGGACGACGGGTATTACTGGCGGCAGTTTGGGACGCTGGCGGCGAAAGCGGGCGTTGATATTCCGCCCATGATGAAAGCGCTGGGACTGGCCCCGATTCCTGACTATGAGTACGGCAACGGCGGTTTCTGGATTCGCCCGCAGGCCGCGGAGCGGTTGCCTATCCGCGGGGCGAGCTGGTCCGGCACGGCCAGCGCGGGCGTGGCGGCGTTGTACTTGGATAACCCGCGGTCGAGCTCCTCCCACAACGTGGGCTTCCGTGCCGCTTTCTATGAGAAGCTGTAAACTGAACGACTGACAAACTGACGGGGCGTGCGATAGCACGTCCCGTTCGTTTTCAAAGAAAGGCTTTCAATGGAAGAATTCAAAATCAAAGAAAAAATCTACAACATGATTCTATACGGAAGCCCAGCGCTTTTGCAGTTTCCGCGGACGGAAAAATTTGTGCTTGCAACGCAAATCCGGGAATCCATGTATCGAATGTTCCAGCTTGCCGTCGTGATCGAAAAGAAATATTACAAGAAAACGACCTTGCAGGAATTAGACGTTGAACTGGACGTGTTGCGGCATTTGGTCCGGCTTGCCGCGGATAAAAAGCTATACCCGAATCAAGCGCCCTGCTTGCCATTCAAAAAATATGAGCATTGGGCGAAACTGCTTGACGAAATCGGGAAAATGATAGGCGGTTATATGAAAGCCGTAAAATAGCGGCTTTTGTATATAGGGAATAGGCCGAATATTCACGGTTGCCTATCCGCGGGGCGAACTGGAACAACACGACCAACGCGGGCGTGGCGGCGTTGAACTTGAATAACCCGCGGTCGAACTCCAACCACAACGTGGGCTTCCGTGCCGCTCTACCTTTTGCCAGTAGGCGCGCACGCTACGGTGGCGCGTCCAGTGCGGAGGAGTAAAGGGGCCTGTTTCCGTTCCCGTAAAGACATAGCGGGATAAAAATTGAATTGCCGCGGGAACGGCGAGTACATACGGAAAAGCGTTGCACGGCGGCGAGGGGGAAGCATGAAACCGATTAAGGACATTTACCCTAAAATTTACGACTTTGAAAACCTGTTCATAGCGTGGGAATCAGCAGGAGCGGGAAAACGCTTCCGGGACGAAGTTTTGCTTTTTGAAAATAACCTTGAATCAAATTTGATCGACATACAAAATCATCTGATTTACGGAACGTATGAATGCGGGCGGTATAGGCCGTTTTATATCTACGAGCCGAAAAAGCGGTTGATTATGGCGTTGCCGTTCCGGGACAGGGTGGTTCAATGGGCGATTTACCGGCAGTTATTCCCGATCTTCAACCGGCAATTCATACGTGATTCTTACGCTTGCAGGAAAGGGATGGGGACGCACGCCGCCGCGGACCGGTTGCAATATTGGTTGCGGCAGACAGAGCGGAAACCACAGCGTTTCTATTATCTCAAATTGGACATAAGCAAGTATTTTTACAGGGTGGACCATGCCGTTTTAATGGGTATTTTGCGGCGGAAGATTCACGACGAACCTTTGATTTGCTTGCTGGAGAAAATCATAAATTGCGAAACAACGGCGTTCGGGTTGCCCGCAGGGGTTGACCCGGACGCTTGTTTGCCGGAAGATCGGCTTTTCGACGTGGGAATGCCTATCGGAAATCTTACGTCGCAAATGTTCGCAAATGTGTATTTGAACGAATTGGACCAGTACGCAAAGCACACGTTGAAATTGCGCTATTATATCCGGTATATGGACGACGTGATTATTCTTCACCCGGACAAGGTATATTTGGG